ACCAAGATATATTAAATCGATAAGGTATCAATACCCCTTTACCCTTTCTCTTGGAGTCCCAAAATAGTAAAACGGGGCTACTCTTCTGGGGGCGTCGTACTAACACTCTGGGTCTGGGCAGTGCCATCTGCAACCTTCTCTGCAACTACCTTGTCTAAACTACCACCTGCCTTTGCAGCGTTCTCTATTATACCATCAACCAGATCGGGCGGACATCCAGCAGGAAGAGGGATACTCAGTGGCATGCCGATAAGCTTGAGACAATCACAGAATGTAAATGGTATGAATGGTAATGATATACCTACCTTCTCTAGTAGGGACATGATCTTTTCTATTATTAATTCTATATTATACATAGGCCAATTGACAGCAAAGGTTCTCATGTTCTCCATCATTACCTCTACATCTTTCCATGATGCCTTTACCTTCTCTTGTATAGCACCACCCATGATATCCTCTATAGTAAACCCAAAGATAGAGATGCTTAGCAGTTGATCTTTAACCATAGTTGCAACATCAGTACCTAAAGTCTTTGCTTGTTCCTTAGCACTCTCTATAGCACCTGTGAGCAGGGCTTCTATGTCCAGTGTTAGGAGTGCTGCTATGTCAACAGTACCAAGAGATGCGAGTTTAATCAACTTTGCAGCTGCCTCTAGGGCCATATTGATGATCTCATTCATCGCATTAGAGAGTTTATTGACTAACCATTGCCATAGTTTTGCAATATTCATCTCATCATGACCAATTCCCATGTTCTCCCACACCTCAGTAAGTGATGGGGGCAACATCGCCATGAGTGCTTCCTTCTCATCTTGCCACATCTTAGTGATTTCTGCAATTAACTCGGCCTTATACTCTGGGTCTTTGAACAATTTAACCACATCTATACTAATTCCTATAGGAGTAGGTATCTCTAACTCCAATGGAATGACCTTTGTGATGATATCTGCAATTTTTATCTGGGTAATGAACTTCCATTCGTTATGAATCGACTGTCCTAACCTCTGAAAGGCCCATTCTGGTATCTTTACACTCCCATCTGGTATATAACCCATAGGAAAGTTCCCTAATACCTTCGGAATAAGGTCTACTACCTCTTGAACAGTACCAGCAATCTCTGCGAGCTCTCCACTTAGTTCTAATTTGGCTTGTCTTGCAAGTTCGCCGGGTACTGCAGCCAGTTGACCCAACATTTCTGAGAGTTGCTTCGGAGTAGGCAACAAAGTTGCTGGACAATCTAACACTATGGTACTCATTCTACCACCTCAGTGCATATTAGATGTCCATGATAACTCTTTGAACAGTCTCCGAGACTCTCCTCATCCGTCATCATACCTCTCCTCTCTATCACGATGTTTTCAGTTTTATTTTGTCCTTCCAAATAGTACACATTGTACCACAAAAGTCCACAAATACACACCAATATAAATCCGAGTATATTCCGTATCCCTTTATAGGTAAGGTCTGTAAGACCTCTTAATACCACTGCTAAGTCCATAAGCACACCCCTAAGACGATTCCGAACACTACCCCTTCTACCCATGATATCCAATACATGGTGTACTCAGAGAGTCCATAATGGGTCTTAAACCTCATTGCTAGTTGTTCATGCCATTCTATCATAGTTTTACTGCAAGTAGTATGAATATACCTATTTGTATGATGCATATAAGGAACATTAGACCTGCGAGTATCGTGTGATACCATATCCATCGTGTCTTATATGCATTCTCTATTGTTAATTCAGCAGGGTCTGGAGTTGCTTCTACCAGTTCTTCTGTCTCTTCTGGACTACCCCAGAGTATATGATACCATTTTTTACCCATAATACCACCTCAGTTGTAGTCCAATATAGTCTAAATATTCTTTTATCATCATGCTAAGCAATCCTCTCATCGTGATCCATAGGTCTAGTAATACAGTTTATCCATGCCTCTTGGTCAAAGGTCATCCATTCTGAGCAACTATCCCATAGTTCTTTATGTGGTGATGGGTTGGGAATAGGGTCTATATTAATTCCGTCCTCTTCTCCCTCTGGAAAAAAATCCGAGTCAGAGTCCTTCGGACAAATATGTGTCCCCTCGTGGTCGTTGTAGCAAAGTCCATCGAGTATCTCTATGGATGAACATGCAGAGATGATGAGTAGTATCATGATTAATGTTAGAGTCTTCACTATCTTGTCCTATTTGTAGTCTCCTAATCCCTTCATCCACATCACTAGATTGTATACGAAACCACATGAAAGTAGTCCAAATAGGACTGTATGCCAGTTGAATAGGAGCATAAGCACTGCAAATGAACCCATTCCTACATGGTGTTTATACATCATCCACCACAATTTATGCATTATCTTCTATGAATTTGACTACATCACCTATAGTTTTGAAGTTTTCTGCATCCTCATCTGGTATATCTACCTCAAATTCATCCTCTAGTTCTAGGACAATCTCTACTATTGTTAGAGAATCTGCCCCTAAGTCATTCATTATTGAATGCTTTTCAGTTATATCGCTTGAATCTATTCCAATTCCCCTTGCGATTACATTGATTACTTGGTCTTTCATTTTATTCCTCAATCATTTAATTAAAATATGTCAAATATACTACCTGTTGAATTTAAATTAACTTTATCTCCAGATAAATTAACATTTCCCTTTGCAGTCATATTTATATCTCCCTCAGTAGAGGTGATATTGATACTGTCTGTTGCAGTTATATTGGTCGTTCCTTTGGTCGATAAGTTGTAGTTTCCGTTATTTAATTCAATATCGGCACTCCCTGCTATGAGGATTTTCTTGTCTTTTAATATAATCTCGTAGTCATCGTTGACTATCTTGGTGACTCTATCACCTACTGGTGTGATCTCTATTCTACTACCAGATCGATGATATAGATGCATTCTTTCTGCATCTGGAGTATCATCTATCTCTACTAAGTGTCCAGATTCACTCTCAAATACATGATTATATGGGTAGGTTGGGTTATAATACCCAATTGTATTATTAACGAATGTCTCTCGTTCTCTTGGTGGTTCCTTTACAATACTCCCCTCATGAACTTCAATCATGTCATTAGGATATTGCTTATAGTCTCCCCTTGCAGATGGGTTAACATCTGACTGTTCAAAATACTTCTCTTTAGGGTAATTGACTGGTTTTCTATCACCTATTTTAGTACCAGAACCATCCAATTTCATCTCTACTGACTCTGGTGGAGAAGGGGCATCTGATAGTTTATTTGTCAATCCATGTGTTCTTGAACTATTTTCTTGTGGATTCTTACCATCATACTCGTCATATGACTCCCTTCTAGGGTCATTGAATCCCAGAGTAGGTTTTCTTTCAATTAATTTATCGTCTGATTGATCTATTTTATAGTGTTTTGTGGGTTGTCCAAATAATGACCCTATTACAACTGGGTCTTGCATGTCGTTTCCATCCCTAAAGAAACCCATTACAGTAGCACCTTCTACTAGTCCATGTGGTGATTGTCCTAATCCACTAGTTGCAGATGAGGTTGTAGGCATTAATACTTGGGCCCAAGGTAAATCTGGTGTTGCAATATGTTCTTTATTATCAGTATGCACCCCATAACACCTAACTCTCACTCTTCCTAGTGTTGCTGGGTCAAATCTATCTTCTATTACTCCTGTAAAGAAGATATAATTGTTTTTACCTTCAAATTTGATCATGTTTTATTCCGTTAACAGTTGTTGTTTATTAAACTGTTCTCTTAACCAATTATTATATCTACTGGTATATTCTTCGTAAGTATAGGTAGTTGCTAGAGGGTCTTTATTCTCATCACAATTATCCAACCACATTCGTCTCTTATATTGAGTAAATAGTTCTTCTCTGGAGAATTCTCCATCGTGATTTAGGTTTAATAGTTCTTCATTTAGTTGTTTCATGTTATTCCTCTGCTGGTGTTGCTGGCTCGTCTGGGTTTTCTATCGTCCATGATGGTTCATAATATTCAAAGTTATCTGGAGAACCTTTATGTCTACCATCTTTTGCTAAGTCTAATTGACAGGTTAATCCCTTCTTATCACCTATAAATGTACATTTAGTGACTAGGAATTTTCCATTAATCATTGATTCTTCCACTACCTCTACATCACCAGATTGTGCCATTGGAATTTTTATATCTGTCTCTACTACTAAACCACAATTAATATTAGTTCGTCCAGAGACTATCACCCTCATCGTGTTTGCATCTAATATATTTCTTACCTTATCTCTATGAAAATTAGATAATTTAGTATTATGGTGAACATTAGTAGTGGTGTCATTTATTCCATTTATATGTAGAGGGGATTCATATCCAAAATCTATTACTGCATCTGTATAGTCATGAATACTTTCCAATGTCTCTAATGGGCCTGCTGCCTTAAACCCTTCGGGCCCAACTGCATTACCATCTGATGATACCTTCATTACTGCCTCTGGTGCTGTTCTAATAGGTAGTCCCTCAGATAAATGCATGTTTTGTTTCTTATACTTACCAGTTTTTGGATCAATATCCCAGTTGCTATCATCGATCAGTCTATAATTTAATTCTGTATATATTTGGGATACATTATTAAATGTAATTCTTTTACCAGAATATACTCCCTTTGAGGTTGCTTCTGAAATATCAAATAGTACAGGTTTCTTTGATTCATAGATGTCATATCCAGGCCCTTGTCTGTCCATCACCCCATCTCTTGTGACAATTTCCATTGTAGGGGATTCTTGTGGTTTTGGCATATAATCATAATGTTCTGATGGTAATACTGCACCAGTTCCAGACAGAGGTTTACTCCATTTTAATTTACCCTCTTTATCATACTTCACATTATACATATCACTTATGGTATTCAAAAAGTATCCACCTCTTGCAGTCTGATAGAAATAGTATGAATTAGGTGTTGAGGACACACTTGATCCTTCTTCACCTTCACCGGCTGACATTTTACTAGTCAACCATCGTATGGTGTCTTGAACAGTCCAATTGGGAATGACTACTGAATAGTTTTCTGGTTTTGATTGTAGTCTAACAGTCCAATATTTTCCAGAGTCATTTTTCTCTGCCTCATAGTCCAGTTTTAAATACTCTTCACATACTTTGACTAAAATATCAGATAAAGACCCTTGATAAGCTCGTGAAACTCTTTTTCTTTTTGACTCTAACCACTCTTGTGAACAGAAATGTAATGTATATGTTTGTACACTACCTCTTACAATCACATCACTTATCTTGTATATTCTAAATATTTGGTCAATATAATGATCATAATCTTCTTGCTCATCTTCAAGCTTTGTACCAGAAAAACTGATACGAATAAACTCTTGTCCAGAAAAACCCATTTGCTCAAACAAGTTAACACCATCAGCAATCTGTATGGTTCCAGTAAGGAAATTGTTATAGATAGATTCTGTTATTTGAAATTCGTTAAAGATACCAGTGACATCTCTCTGCAATCCTTGAGAATTGGAGATGGTTAGTGCGTTGATGAAGTATCTATTTGGGGTATTTTGACCAAATGCTATCATAATATATTAATCTCTTATTAAGTCTTTAAATTCTTTAACTACTTGATGTGCGTATCCTTTTGGAATATACCTAATGAATCTTCGTGCATCATTTTGTTCCCTTTCATGTTCTGCATTAGTTTTGACTGTATATGTTTCATTATATTGTGTTGTTTTATTACCATCACCATCAATATAATGATGTGGTCTATCTTTATAGTCTACTACTGATGTGACATTAAATGCCTTACCAGACTTAGACCCTGTGACTGTTTCGTTTACTTGGAACACTCCTACAACATCGTTAACTACGATATGGTCAAATGTTGGATCAATATTAATCGCATATCCGAATGCACCAGATGTTCCACCTATAACTTTTTCACCCATAGTGAACTTACTACTTGCAGATGACACTATAGATGTAGATAAGTCTGCAACTAATGACTTTCCAGCATACTTACGATTAATGTATTTTTCCATGAGTGAAGTGCTCTTTGGCCAATCTGCATGGACAGTTAATTCATCATTAACCAACCAGAATAACCAATAAAGAGTTGAATCTCCATACATTTTAGTTGCAAGTACATCTGGTCTATCAGTATCTTCAATGTGCATATAATTATATCCAGTGATACCTTCGTCTGCATCATCGAATACTCTTATTTGTCTGAATATATCTTTTGCCTTTACTAGATTACCATCATTCTTGATGTCGTAATCAATATTAGGAAAGTGTTTAAAATATTTAGTTAATGCCATTATCCGTCATCTCCAAAGTCATCTAGTCGTCCGACTGATTGTCCCTGTGGTGAGAACCATTCTCCACTTGAGTTTTGATGATACCCTTGCATCTGTAGTCCTATTTTTCCTATTCTTTGTTTCCAACTCATTTGGTTCCAAGTCATTGGTGCTGGATGCATTTCTATTGGTCTATCTGCGGTTCCCTCTGAGATGACCCACTCACCATCTTCTCCTCGTGTCGATACCATTCCATGTGGGAAGGCCTGTTCACCTGTTGTGTTCTGGTCTGGCCGAGGTGGGCCCATATCATCGGTAGCTACTTTAGAGACATTGGGATTATCTTCACCTATATGCTCTAAGTCAACATCTAATACCTGACCCGCCATAGTCAGTGTTCCACCACCAGCAAGAGTTCCAGTTTTGATTAAATTTTTCTGGTATGCTGTATAACTAACTTGGTTCTTGTATCTTACTCTATCCAGAGTTGATATTTCAGTAAATTCTAATGATAATTGAACTCCATTAGGATATATTTTTGAAGCTACTGTCACTTTACCTTTTTGTTGTTCAGAATCCAACTGACGATTTAATGATTCGCCTTCTGGAGTAGACGCACCAGCTACATAATCGTCATCTTTTTCTTCATCTATCTTGATAAATCCCATATCATGTCCACCAGAATAATCAACTGCAACTTTAGTTAAACAGGATAATAAAGGTTCTTCATAGGTACTCATGTCAGCACCATCTGGATTATGAAAATCAATCATAAAGGCAGCAGGTAGTTTATATGTTCTGAGATCGCCTGGTTCAACTTTTGGAAGAGATGCCATCTTCAACAAATATATTATTTTTTCTATATTTGCAGAATCTTTTGCGTTGAATGGATGTAAGTCCCATGTATAACTATGTGTTCTAAAGGAAACACCCTCAAATAGTTGGAATTTAACTGGGTTTATTACTGCACCATGTGCTAATGCTTGTAATCCAGAAGTCATTCCTTCTTTTGCTTGAGTCCACCCCTCATCAAGTCCTTTTGCAAGTGATCCACCAAGACTGCTCCAATCACCCTCTAAAATCCTGTTGATCTCTTCGTTTGCCAGACCAACCTCTTTAGTTGAATATCCAATTGAAACATCATCTGTATATTTAGGCATAGGAAGCCATATGTTTACTGGGTCGTCTAAGTTTGGGTCTTCTATAGTTTTTAAACTTATCCAATTTTTGACAAGTCCTTTCATCGCATCAGAAGGGAATTGTAGTTGTTCAGCTTTCTTTGGTGGTGTTTCTTTTCCGTCTGCCTTTCTTTCTGCTTTCTTTTCGGCTGCACTTGCAGTTGCTTTCATTTGGGCTGCATGTGATTGAATCTCTTTTGGAACATTGGATAACTTTATACCTGTTGCAGATGCAACTAAATCATCTAATGAATTTGCAATATTAGAATTGAATAGAGCACGATGCCCACTAAGTGCAGAATTTAAATCTGCCTTGATTGACCCCATTAGGGAACTTTTTAGTTTACTGAATAGTGACATAAATACCTGTTAAGTGAATGTTATTAGTTTCTATAGAGTATTTATATGAGTTATAAGGGTAGGTTCAAACCAATTAACTATAAAAAGTATAAAGGTGATTCAACAAAGATCATCTATCGTTCTCTATGGGAATTAACCTTTATGAAGTATTGTGATAGAACATCTCAGATACTTGAGTGGAATAGTGAAGAGATAATGATACCATATCGTAGTATAGATGGTAAAGTACATCGTTATTTCCCAGATTTCTGGATAAAATACCAGAATACATCTGGTCAAGTCATCCAAGAGATAATAGAGGTTAAACCTAAAGCACAATGTTCACCACCCAAGAAAGGTCGTAAATCTACTGGTCGTTTCATTGCAGAGGGAAAAAGATATGCAATTAATGAACTCAAATGGGATGCAGCTCGTGAATATTGTTTAGATCGTGGATATAAATTTCGTATATTAACAGAAGATCACTTAGTCAAATGACATAAATACATGTATGGCAGGTAAACTATTTGACAGGTTAGAACGAGAGGCATTTCGTGGTGGTATCACTGCAAGGACGAAGAAGTCTATGCAATGGTTCAGAACTCGTGTGTCTCAGATGAGGACTCCTAGTCGTAAAGGTCTGATTACAGATCAACGACAAAGAGCAACACCAATTTTTGGTAGTATGGCAATGATGTTTTATGATCCAAAACATAAGAAGACATTACCTTATTACGATAGGTTTCCATTAGTGATTCCTTTCCAGAAGGCAAAAGATGGGTTCTTAGGGATGAATCTACACTATCTACCACACACAATGAGGGCACAATTCCTAGATGCATTGTATGATACTGTTAATAATACCAAATATGATGATACAACTAAGATGATGATAAACTACAACCTTATTAAGTCCGTTGCACAAAAACCTTTCTATAAAGCAACTGTAAAACATTATCTTACTAAACATATAAGAAGTAAGATTGCACTAGTCGATTCAGCAGACTGGGAAATTGCAATATTCTTACCAGTAGAACAATTTAAGAAAGCTGGTATTAAACAAGTATACTCAGATAGTAGGAAAGCAATGAGATGAAGATAGACCAATTTAAATCACAATATGACTCGATGGCAAGACCTAACAGGTTTAATGTTGCAATCTTTGGTGTTGGAAATAAGGTAAAGGGACTAAAATTAAGAGGAATTAGATGTGAGAGTGCATCTCATCCAGGCCGTGGATTTATGACTGCAACACCAGCAGATCATGGCCCAAGAAGAACAGTTCCCCTTGCACCTCAGTATGATCCATTTGATTGTGTCTTTAGATTAGATAATAGAATGGAAGATAGAAGGATAATTGATCTTTGGCAAGAACAAATATTTAGTCCATTCCCAGAATTTATGAATAGATACCATGATGATTATCAAGGTACAATATATTTAGAACAACTAGACCATTATGGTCAATGTATTATGAGAACTGTAATGGTTGAGGCATTTCCTATGCAAATAAGTTCAATGGCATTCAGTCAAGATGATAGTTCTATTCAAAAAGTTAGTTGTCAATTTATGTATAGAAACTTCTATTCAGAATACCCCAATGCAGGCTCTAGTAGTCTTATTGGTGGATTCCTTAGTAAAGTAGGAAAGAAACTTGGAAGAAAAGTTCAAGAGAAATTAAATAACGAATTGTTTGGTTAGTAACAACCAACTATATGATGGAGAAATGAAAAGATGTTACCACAAGTAAACAAAGTTCAATATGAAGTTGAACTACCAGTAAGTAAAGAGAAGGTTAAAATCCATCCCTTTACAGTAAAAGAACAAAAGGTTCTATTACAAGCATTAGAGGATGGAAGTGCAAAAGTTATTGCAAGTTCATTGTTTAATATTACACAGTCTTGTTCAGATATTGATATAAAATTTCTGCCAGGCCCTGATGTAGAATATCTGTTTATACAGATAAGAATGAAGTCTGTTGGTGAGACGAGTGTTATCAGTTATCCATGTGATATTTGTGAAACACCCAATGCAGTGACAGTTAACCTAGAAGAAGTTGTTATGAAGAATGCAGAAGGTAATGGACAAACAGTTGTCCAATTAACTGATGACATTGGTGTGACAATGCAACCACCAGTCTTTGGTGCAGTTGAATCTCTGATGGAAGTATCCCCAGAGTTGAATACTGAGATACTATTTAAAATGGTTGAAATGTGTATTGTTAATATCTTCGATAAAGAAGAGGTTCATACAAGAGATGATTTTGATATTGAAGAGTTAGGTCAATTCATGGATGGGTTAACTGGGGAACAATTTGAGAAGATGTCAAAATTCTTTGAAAATTTACCCAGACTTGGATATGATATTAAATTTGTTTGTAAAGACGAGAAGTGTGGATACGAAAATAGCATAGAGGTTGAGGGACTTCAAAATTTTTTCGGATAACCCTTTCTCATGAAACATTAGCTAATTATATGCAGACAAACTTTGCGATGATACAACATCACAAATACAGTCTGAATGAATTAGAAGGAATGGAGCCTTGGGAAAGGGAGTTATACATAACTCTTCTCACTCAATGGTTAGAAGAGGAAGAGATGAGACTCAAACAACAGAAGAATGCGAGATAAACTCCATTCATAGATTATAATAGGAGAGTATTATGAGTGATGATAGAATTGTAGGAGACATGACTAGAAACGAAGTCCAGATTGATCTGGATAAGTTCATGAGCATGTCAGCAGAGATATCTGACTTAAAAGATAAACTAAGGGAAGCAACAGACCCAGAATTAGAGGATAAAAGAAATCCATGGCAGAAGTGGATTCATGCAGCTAAGACTATGGATGCATGGAGAATCATACCAAGATTATTCTTAGGTGTATATATGTACCTACTCTATTTTTCAACATTCTGGTTCATGGAATTAGAGGCCCCTACATTAGAACAATCTGGACTGATATCCATATTGGTAGGTGCTGGAGCTGCATGGTTTGGACTTTATGTCAACTCGGCTGCAAAAGAACACGGCGACAACAACCCAAATTAGGAAATAAGAAATGTCATCTGACCAACACATTAAAGACCAACAGAAGAAACAGGCTGCAGCAGATAGTAAATATCAAAAACTAGAACAACAACAGTCCAATGAAGATTTAATTGTTCAGAAGGAAAGGTTAGCACTTGATAAAGAAGACCTTGCACTTCAAAAGAAACTTGCAACTGCACAAAACTTTGCTGAGTTGGGTAAGATTATTAAAGACAATAGTGAGGAGTCTGCTAAAACACGATCTGGAATGGATATTAATAACAGCAAGATGAATCGTGATAAAAAAGGTAGATTTACTGGTGGAAGTCACTTAACCGAAGAGGGAGAAAAAGCAAGAGTCACCGATCTAATCAATAAACTTGATGGTAAAACTGACGAAGAAAGAGCAATCCAAAGAGAGAGTAAATTTGCATTAGTTGAGACTCAAGATGCTATAAAATTAATTTCTGAAAATCTTGAGGTCACTGGTGGTAAGATCGAAGATTCAAACTTCAAAGACCTCTTGTTAAGAGAGAAGGTACTTCAACAGGAAGTATTAACTGGTAAACAGTATCATAAACCTATGAAAGAGATATTGAGAGATATGACACCCTCTTATAAAAATTTTACAGCATACATGGAAAAACTAGGTGGGACAATTGAAGGTTGGCAAAAAGATATAACAATGGGTTCCATAGGATCAGATTTAGCATCTGGTCTTAAAGGAGACATGATGAGAATCTCTGGTGGTATAGGTATGGTTGTTAATAACATACCATTTCTTGGTACTATATCTAGTTTTGTTGGAAACTTATTGAAAAAGTTTATTGCAGAAACATATGTAAGATTGAAAGGTGCAAGAGCTCAAAAGAGAGCTCTCGACACAATGGCAAAACTTCAAAAAGAAGGAAATGTTTTAGATAAGAAGAAGTTAAAGGCAGATGCAGCTCAGAGAGAGAAGAATGCTAGGTCAAAATTAAAAGAAGGTAGGAAGAAGGAAGAAGGTAAATCTTTAGAAGTTGATGAAGATAGTGATCTAACAATCAAAGAAAAAGGATTGTTGGGTATAGCTGCATTCTTAGGTGTTGCAGCCGTCTCTGCAGGGCCTGCTGGGGCAGGACTTATGGTTGCAGCAAAAGGTCTAGTTGCATTTTCCGCTGCAATACGAGAGGTGCAATAGGTATTATTGCTGGTGGAGCTGCACTCGGATTAGGTCTCCTTGCAATCTTTGGTGCATTTGCACTTGGTGAAAAAATGGGAGCATTCGATGGAATGCAATCATTTGCAGACTTACCCATGTTGGATATACTTGCATCAATGACAGGACTAACTGCACTAGTAGCTGTAGTTGGGATGTTAGTTTCTAGTGGTGTAGGAGCATTGGTTGCAGCTGCTGGGATTGCAACATTATCTGTTATGTTGTTAGCATTAGGTGCATCTTTAGGTAGATTTGCAAAGGATGTTAAACCCTTTGCAGAATTAGACACCGATATAATAAAGAACAATATCAAAAATCTTGCTGGTGTCAGTGCAGAAATAACAAAACTAGTCTCCTCTGTTCCAACAACATTCTTTGATAGACATTCTCCATTAGATGGTATGGTTGATAATCTAATTAGATTACAAGATATTAAGAGTGAAAAATTAGTAAAAATGGGCCCTGCAATTGAAAGTGTTGCAAAAGGATTTGGTATGTTCTCTGGGATAAAAGGTGCAGATATTGGTTGGTGGGATAATCTAACAGGTAATTCACCAATTGACCTATTAAGAGAAGTTGGTGATCTTCCAGATAACTTTGAAGGTAAGGCAAATTCAGTTAAGGCAGTTGCAGATAGTTTTGATATACTCAAGAAATCATTAGACGGATTTGATAAGGATGCACTTGCAAACTTTAGGTCTGGACTAGAGACTTTGGGTTCAATAGATGGTCTTGTTATTACACCATCAATGAATGTTGCAACAATGGGAACAGTTATAGTTCCTTCAACATCTGGTTCAACACTAACTGAATCTGCAAGAACGATTGCAGATGGTAGATCAATGCAACAAGGTGGTGGTGCAAATATAAACCAAGTATTATCTTCAACTAATCCAGTTAATAATATAACTAAGAATATTCAGATAGTTGAAGCATTAAACGAAGAGAAGGGAGTTTCCCAACAACTATAGTGCGTGATGGAGGCGTGTGAGTGAGTGAAATGGATATTTACAATTATACTTCTCATATCTGCAGCGGGTAGTTGCGAACCTTTGCAAGCAAAACCCTCAGATTGGTCTGAGAAGGAACAAAAACTCTGGAAGTCTTATGTAGCACTTTCTGTTCTTGATACATACCAAACATTTTCAATGATAGATTGTCAGAAACAACCATATTGTCCTATCGTTGAAAGGAACCCAATATTAGGAGAGAGACCTACAAAGGGTCAACTGGTTACTCTAAAACTTTTTGGTAATATTCTTATCTATAATATACTTGATGAACAAGTGAACGATAGAGAGAAAGCACTCAGATGGTTAAATGGAGTTCAAGGAGTAGTCGTTATGCATAATGGAATCTATTGGTATAGAAAATTTTGAAGTGATTGAACTGGCCCCTTCTCCCGCCGTTAATCCGATATCCTCTGCCGCTTGATATCTTTCCTCGAATTGAGTGACCCCATCCGTCTGTCCTCAATCTGACTAGCACTCGAAAACTAGTCCCCTACTTCTTTAGTGTTTGTGCATTATATATTTATAAAATTCACATTTACAAACTTGTCTAAAGAATCTTAAACATCATTTGCTAACTTCTCAAAGTAAGACATTGATTCTGTCTCGGCCGAGTCGTTAACTACTGGTGTCACTGGTTCAGATGCAACAGGCATTGGTGATGGATGTGCAACATCAGAGTTGTCTTGACTAACTGATTGTGCAGTTGCGGATCCAACAGCAAGTCCTAGAACTCTATCCAACTTCTCTTTCAATTCATCAAAAGATTTGAATTGATCTGGTGCAATTACACCAGCAAGAGAGTGTTGAGAATTCCAAGTTGCTTCCAATTTTTCATCATCATCAAACAAAGGTCTTGGTGCAGTGAATTCAGACTTATCATAGTTCCAGAATCCATCTACTTTCCTTACCTTAACTTTAAAGTTTGCACCTTCCCATAAGTCAAAAGGATTAACTGCTTGTTCATCCTCAAACTGAGGTTGCATTTTATCCTTTAACATCTCAAAGATTTTCTTACCGAAACGATAAAGCATAACTTTACCTTCGTTCTCTGGATGTGCTGGGTCGGAGACAACATAAACATTAGATACATAATGTAATCTTCGTTTCTGTTTCCTTGCAATATCTTTATTTGCTTCGATTCCAGAGTTCCATAGTTCAGAGTTGTAATCTGAAACTGGGTCGGAATTTCCAAGAGTCGTTAAACTCTTTTCAATATACCAACCACCTGGCCCTTGAAATCCATGATCCCAATACTGAACCCAAGGCATGTCTTCACCATTAGGTGCAGGCAAGAACCTTAGTTCTGCATATCCATTACCAGATTTATCCATTTCTATTTTCCAGAAACGATCATCAGCAAATGATTTTTGGGTATTATTTCCACTAGAGGTTTCTAGTGATTTTTGCAGTGTATCGAACCCACTGCGGTTTCTTTTTAAGTCTTGAAAAGACATAATATTTTCCTCGTATTTATCGTGTTAAATGTATTAATCGTTTATTACATCATAAGTTAAAGGACTCACACTAAGTTCATCCTTCATTATATAATAATCTATGTTTTGGAATGTGTCAAGTAATAATTTCAGTTGTGCAGTTTGATTACCTTTAAAATTATCGTTGGGATTCACCATTGGGTCTCCCTTCAATCTTTCGTTCTCTGGTGCATCAACATCATCATAACATTCACTTCCAGCATAGATGTTATTATATTTAGTACGATCATAATTCCAGATTGAGTCAAACCCAACAAAAACTATATTATCATACTCATTCGTCTTTGAAGCCATTGCAGCTGCACTGGTTCCACAGAAGAAATTGGTGAATAAATCTGGTTCATCATCTGTTCCAGTTATACTCTTAATTCTATATTCTGGTCTGGTTCCTATCGCACTGATAATTCCATGACCACCATGAACAGTCACATGTGTGTGACCATCATTTATAAATTCTTTTACTTCATTCTCTTGTTCTAGTGATGGTTTTAAATGAAGTTCATACATCTCTCTAACTATCCCTTGACTCCATCCACTAAAATAACATTGATGATATATTGGGTAATCAGTCATGATACATTCAGACATGATAGATACATCTAGGATGGTTAAGTAGTCTGGTTCATAGTCTCTAAACAGTGCATTACAACCCCATATGTCCCCGCCAAGGACATTTAAATCTAATCCTATCCTAGACTGACCATTGCCTATGATATATGCAGTTCTAGTTCCATCTAATGATAGGTATGAACTAGATGGGAAATTTCTATTCAATATTTCTGTTGCAGTTCCTTCAAACATCATAATCTTCTTTCTTCTTCTTTAATATAGTACATTCTAATTGTAAAAACTCTTACTAAAGATACCATCATCACTGCACCAGTCACTACTATCGATGTCCAGAATGTGGATAATTCTAATAGGTCTAAACATATATAAAGAAATGCAAGTGATACAGGCCAGTTGACAAATGTTCCACTTAGAACAGTTATAAGAGTTTCCCTCATTGCCTGTTTCTGCCTTCTATTCACTCCAAACCTTTAATAATATATCCGTAATCTTCTTTTCATCATAAGGTAAAAATGGTATTAATTTTTTCATTCTATTCTTCACTTCTGGCCAGACATAAGTTTCTTTTATAGAAACCCCATCAATAAATTTAAGTCTTGATTCAATGATTCCAAATGTGATGGGATTAATAGTTCTGGATAAAAGATTGCTGACAATAATGGGATGAGTAGTATTATCAGTGCAAAATAAATTATCCAAAACATCTGTAGATGCTTGTAAAGTTCTGCAATCTTGTTCAAAAGAATATGAAAGGGATTGCATATATTTTTTGTAAGTAGTGTAGTTATTTTCACAATCTTGTGTTAATAGGTCTCCAGCCCAATAGTCTTCAATGATAAAGTTTGCAATAAGAAAATCTTTGAGTTCCTTACCATGATTCTTTGCAAGTTTTCCAAAATGGAACTTGTCTGATCTCTTGAGATATGAATCAAAATTTGTTTTAACCTTACCATTATATTTTACGAAGTCGTAATCAGAATTAAAGTGTAGTTTCAATCCTAGATATAATTCAAATGCATTATAACCTGTTCTTGAGTCTACCAATGGGATGACCTTTTCCTAGCCTCCCAAACTTCTTTCTCCAATCTTATTCTTCTTTCATTTAATCTTTTTCTTGCATTAATCTTCTTTTGTCTTTTCTCAGAAGGTTTAATATAATATTGACGATCACGAACCTCTTGGATGGTTCCAGCTCTTTCTACTTTCTTTTTGAATTGTCTAAGTAATACATCAAAAGGTGGTGGGCCTTTTGGTTTATCGAACTTCTTCTTCTTAAAGTTCTTATTCCTGTCGTATCCTTTTTGTTGTTGGGGTCTTCTATTAGGTTTCATTATCTTCCTTGTCCGCGATATGGCTTATGTGATCTTTTTTTGTTCTTGTTCATGCTGGAAGTTGCAATCTTAACTTTTCTACCTCTTCCACCTTGACCAATTGATGAAGATTTCTTGGTTGGAGAAATTGCAGTAAATCCAAATCCACTTCTCTTCATTAGTTTGACTCCTTCTGTTGAATGTATAATGAATTATTCTTCATTGCTTCCATTCTTTTAATGTGATTAGAATGATGTATTCTTTTCTTTTTAAAATCTTTATTGAATCTTTTGTGTGTTATTGCCATTTCTTATACTGGTAGTTTCCCCTTACCTTTTTTGTTATTCTTAATGAAGTTTAAGTCTAGTGCGTCTGCCTCAATCTTTGCCTTGAGAGGTGGAGTGATTAAGTGTTTGACTGACTCTGGGTCTAAATGTTGTTTCTCACAAAATGCAACTATAGCATCTATGTAATTCATATTTTTGTCGAGAACCATCTCTTCTATTGCAGTAGAGAATCGTTTTTTGGTTAGTATCATTCTATCACTATTTTTTAAACTTACTATACTAGTATACTACAGAATCCTCATCTGTCAAGTGTTTTATTTTGATTTCTTTGATGTATTCTATCATCCCACTCTTGAATTGCCTTTACAATGGCTTCTTCTGCAAGCACACTACAATGTATCTTGATAGGTGGTAGTTCTAATACAGTTGCAATCTGTTTATCTGTTATCTCTTTTGCTTCTTGAATAGTTTTACCTATTAACATATCTACAAACAAACTGGATGATGCAATTGCTGAACCACATCCGTAAGTTTTAAACTTAACATCTTCGATAACATTTTCATCTGTTAGTTTTAGATCAAGTTTCATGACATCACCACAAGATGGAGCTCCTACCATACCACTAACCACATTAGGGTCATTAGGGTCGAATCGTCCTACTCCATGTTTAACTGGATTGTTTAAGACATCCTCGAATCTTTCTACTACTTGTTTACTATATGCCATCAGTCAAAGAATTATTACTTATAAATAAGAGTGATACAAATCCATTGATATCATTTATGATTGAATTTTTATTCAATTTGATGTTTAACCTACTATTATTTAGGAGAATAATAAAATGAGTCACCTTAAACAACTGGTGGCCCAACATGAAAACGAGATAGATAAGATTATTGATGTTGCAGAGTTTATATTTTTTTTAACTGCACCTTTAGCATTCCCAGTATTCGTCATAATGTTTAGCTAACAACTATTTACCATATAATTCTCGATATTCTTGTCTATAAGATTGTAATTTCTGCACCCATTTTTCATTAGGTGTTTCAATAAACAACTGAGAATTCCCATCCGCTACTGCAATCAAGATAACCACTTGATCTACAGGTTTCCCTGTGCGCTCTTCAAACATCTTTGCATATGCAGTTGTCTGCATAAAGTAATTTGTTATGTATTCTGGTTTCTTAGGTTTTGCACTTGTCTTAAAATCGATGACTGCAAGTTTACCATGCCAGTCTGCAATACAGTCTACCCTACCAGCAAGTTGTAGTTCATCACTATAGAGTGATGCCTCTAATGCATGAACAGTTCCTATCTGGTTGAGTAATGGTCGGATGGTATTAAATGCATACTGAGTAGTAGGCATTGACTTAATATACTTTGAATTGAAGTCATCGTTATTGATATAATCTTCTATTAAATGGTGAACCTTAGTCCCATGTCCACTTGCTTGAGTGGATATCTTATTGGCCGTCTTCTCACCTACTCGTTTTCTCCATTCCACAATACCTTTCTTACTTGCAAGACCTGTCACTGAGGTAACAGATGGATAGTTATTTCCGTCTGGAGTCGTATAATATCTCTTACCATCAATGTTAGTTGTTGGTAGTTTATCAAAGGTATCTTCGAGTATTGTAAATTCTTTTACTTCTTTTAAATTGTTCATAGGTCTATATCATCGTATCCTACAGTGTAGAATACTGTTATTTCTTCTCCAGATTTAATTGGTTTAATTGTATACAATTCCCTTTGTTGTCCTTCATGGTAATGTATATTCGTATTGATAAAACAGTTTGGGTTGTCTGAATGGTTTATAAAACCACCAAGAGGGGTTCTAATCCAGTCCCATCTTTTTGCTTCCCATATGTGAGATTCACCAAGATAGATTCCTGCTTTAAAATCGGTTGTTGCAAATAGTCCCAGTCCATTAATTTCAGAGTGATCGATAGTGAGTCCATCTGTTAATGGACGATAGTGGTGTGTTCCAAATTTCATAATTAAAGTTTATCAAGTCCATGTTTCTTGATCACATTATCCCTTTTTACTTCTGTGGCAGTTCGTCTTCTCGTTTGACGATCTAATGGAGAGTTGGGAAACTTCTCTCCTACCTTACTTAATACTTCATTAAACCCACCACTATTACCTAAACCAGTTCTTTCTCCAACAGTGGATACTTTTGTAGGTGCAGTAATGATGACTCCTCTAACATGAGGATTGTCTTTAAGAAATCCTTCTCGTTCTTTCCAAGAACAAAATATTTCAAATTGTTCTCCAGTCTCGGTATTTTCAAATTCATATGTTGGCATTAGTCTCTATCCTCTTTACTGAATATACTCCAGAAGAGTATCCAGATAGTTCTAATGATAGGAAGTCGTTCTATGTTCATTATTTACCCTTAGTCCTTCATTAAATCTGTTACAGTAACAGTATTACCTTTTAAATTAGAAATCTCGTTAAGTTGTCGTGCATTAGGTTCCTTAACTTTTAAAAGTCTTTCTAATGCTCTTTCTCTTCTTCCTTTTCTTCCACCTGTATGGCTAAATTTTCTCATTAATCTTTCTCTTGGACATTTATCTTTAGATATGCCCCTTTTCCTTCTGTTCCATCAGCAGATATATGTCCACCATCGGTTTTTTCGTAATCTTCTTTTGATACATCTTCTTCAACATCCCATTTTCCAAATTCATGGGAAGCAAGAACATAATCAAGTTCATTCTCCTCACCTTCTTTAACATCCCATTTTCCGTATGAACCTGTTTTCCTAGTCATCAATCCACTGGGCATAACATTAAATACTAATGTAGTTCTAAATTCATCTTCAAACTTATCATCACTCTCTATCACTTCATGAGTGACATGTGCAGGCCATAATAATATCATTCCTTTCTTGGGAAAAATAATAAAGTCACTTTGATTATACATATTTGGACTACTATGTGGCCAGATGAATGGTGTTCTTGAATCCCAAGCTTCCTTTGCAGAAAGTCTTAATGGATTTCCATCAGAAAAATAGAATATACCAGATAACATACAATATTGATGATCATGTTGCATGATTGCCTGTGGTGCATTGTTTAAACTCATTCCCGCCCAAGAATCTGATATAACTAAATCAGTGTGATCTGGCATATCATATTCAATATGATTAAGTATAAATGATCTTGCATGTTCTAATGCAATCTTTTTTAGGTGGGAAAGTTGTGGATTGTTTGCAAGGATGTTCATGAGTTTATGAGTCATGACAAAATCACTATAGGATTGTTCATCAGTAGCAGGATTCACTACCCCTTTTATTGTATCTGCTCCCGCTTCCTTGTAACTACCCTCGTATCTAAGTGAACCTTTTGCATCCTTTAAGGTAGGCATATGTTCTTTTGCTTGATCTTTATTAAGAGTAAATTGAACTGACTCAACAAAATCTCTATCGGAATCTGTATATTCAAATTCACCTTCATATAGAGGCGTACCAAACATCGGATGGACACCACCTTTAGTCATTTTGTAATTTTCTCATAATATAATAATTAATTCTAAGTAAGTATTTTCAATTGTGCATTCTCATTTACTAATTGACCAACTCGAATCATCAAGTCTCTATTCTGTAATTGTAAATCATATACATTTTGTTTCAATTGAGTTATCTCAGATTCCAAATTAGGCTGTCTTCTTTTCGCCCGTTCCCTTTGCATTGAGATGCTTTTGCTCTCTTTCATGTCGTTTTTCTCTATGTCTGAGTATTGCTTTGATAAGAACTTTTTCTTTCTCAGAGAATACATCAATAGTCTTAGGCCCCCATAAAGTACCAAACCTTGTAAGTTTATCAGAAGCAGACATCATGTTATTCCAGACATCATCCTCTGGACATCCCTTCCTGTCTTTTTCAAATAACTTACGACTAAACCTCAACGATTTGGTCTTGTGATCTTCTGCGAATGCAGATAATTCTCTTCCAATTTCAGCAAGTTTTAACTCACCTTCACTTATATCATAATAACCCATTTTTTATCCTTGTTTTAATTATAAAAATCTTAGTGTACATTATACACAAAGATGTACCCTAGTGTCAATTGATAAGATTCAAAGGAAAGTCTATAACATTTCCTTTTATTGCTTTTTCAGCCTTTTCAATTTCTTCTAAGTCTTCTTCTAATTCTGCTGGGACTGGATAACCCATCGACAATAATACATCTTTAATTTCTTCTGGATCGGTTATTCCGTAATCAGAAGATGCATCATACCATCCTTCTTTAAGGATGTCTTCTCCATTTTCTTGAATGATTCCTTGTCTTGTTCTTAAATATGTGTCTGCTATTAATGATAAGTGTGTACATGCACGATATAACCCCAACCAATTTAAATCAACAGTTGTTGGGTCTATGTTTGGGTTCTCTGCAAATGCAATAGATACTTTCTTGAACCAACCTTTGTCTTGGTTGATGACAAGAGCAATATCACCCTCGTCCATTTTTAATAAGTGTTCTGGTTTATCTGTCATTAACTTGCAAGTGGATGACCTGCTGGATATTCTGTAGAGCCAGGAACTTTTCCATCCTGTCTAGTAGTATAGACTGTTGAGTTCCATTGTCCATTTCTTTTTAGGTGTCCAAAGTCTTCCCTATCCCAGAATTTTTCCAGTTTGATTACATTAGGGTCATTCTCACCCCTTAACATTTCGTATTTGATTTGCATACCAAATACTCCTATTAACCACCCATCAGTACATGATTGATCTCTAGTTAATATACCACCTTCAAATTCTGTTAGGTAGTCTAATGATTTTTCCCACTCAGCAGTGCATAACCATGATCCATCACCTTGTTTATCATAAGTCACATATGATAATTCAACACCCTTCCTTTGAGACCAGTTGACGGCACTAATAAGATCATCTTTAAATGTTTGCGTGTAGTCTGGATCAGATGAATCTTTTCTAGTGTCTGTAAGTGTTATTTCATCATCTGCATTTGCATCAGTATGATATGTTCCGCCTGGTGCTTTTGCATCATCGGCTGCTCTCTTGTTCATAAACTTATCTAATACAGTGTAGTCTGAACCACTCTGTAATTTTATGTGTTTGGAGTATTTTACCTCTCCTGTGCCTTCCCATGATGGTGCTGACGATATACCCATTGTCTGTTAACCCCTTGTTACCTTTTTGACTCTTTCTATATGACCTGTAATTATTGCAGTACGATTTGGCCAATAGATGTATTCCTTATCCTCATTCTCCATTAGTTTGTAGAGAAGTGGTAGGATAAGTTCTTCTGCCTCTGCAAGAGAGGACTTTAGTTTAGAAACTGCAACATCAGTAGAAGAACCAGAAGATACTTTTGCTTCTTCCAATTCATCCAGTGCATTTGATACGACCTTAGTTAATACATCGATCTTACCATCTAACACTTCTATCTGTTCACCTCTAACTGATCCAGCAGAACTCTCTGCAACCTTTTTTAGATCATCTGCAATCTTCTCATTGAGAGCTGCAGACTCTCCAGTCTTGGTCACAAGTTCATCTTGATCAACCGCGGTAAAACCGAAATCTAATGTTTCTTTTGCCATTTCTTATTTCTTTTTCCTGTTTGCTTTTGGAACATCTTCTTCATCTGTATCAGATTCAGAGATGTCTTCTAAGTTTGGTGCAGAAGGTTCCATCGATGCTCCACCGAATTCACCCTTTGCTTCTTGAAGAATTCTACCCTGTTCTTGGGTCTCTGCAATCAATAAGTCTCTTAATCTACCTACTGTTGAAAACTCTTCACCCTTAAATGCACTTCTTTGTGCAACAGTATCTATAACTGCAATCAGTGATGTTAAATCCTGTAAGGATATAAACCTCAATTGGATTGCTGGTTGTTCTACTTGTTCATTTGCCATAATAACTCCATAATATTAAAGTGGTAGGTGGACTGGCGTTCCTACCTTTGAAAAATTTGACTTCTCCTTACCAACCCAAACAGTTAATGGATAAAACCCCATAATCAAATGTTGGATCACCCCCTTATTGGTTTGTTGAAAAATCACTTCATTCATAATTTAATCCCTCATATCCTATAAAGGACTTGAAGGAAATCTACTTACTGGATTGGGAGCCGTACTCCCAGTATCCGTTTTCTTAACTACTGGAACTTCCCAGTCTACATTACAAGTGTAATCTAAGCCTGGAACTGTCCAAGTAGATGAACTCCTATTATATAGGAACTCAATTACTTCATCCCTAGTAGGATCAAGTAATTTCATAAGACCCATTACTGGATCATAATGTCTAATTTCTGCGATGCAATTAACACCATTACGAGTGTAAAATACACTTCGTTCAATGTCCGTTAGTCCTAATTTGTTTGTTGCACCCATACTTCTATTTATACTACTGAGGACTTAGAACGAATCCTGCTTCCTCACATAGTTCCTTAGTGATGTTCTTAAATGGCATCTTCTTCATACGAATTTCGTTTAAGAAGGTTGCTTCTGTTTTCTCTAATGATCTAAGAGTATCCAAGAAAATTTCTTCTCTCTTCTGAGGTTTTGCTTGGCCACTACCACCCTCAACCCAATACTGCATTCTTTTATACACTCTTATAAGTCTTTCTGGTGCCATATCGTATGCACGATCTGGTGTAGTGTCGTCTCCGATAACAAAGTTATCTGGTAAACCATCTGGTAAAGTAAATTGGACTCTTTCATCAAATGCAGCCTTTAGACAATAGATAACATCTTGTCTTTTGTTATACTCTGAGAGTAATTCAACTCTTTTTGTCTTAGGTGCTTTATCGACTGATTCAAGTATCTCTATAATACTTGGTGTTCTTGGTAAATTTGGTTTACTCCAAGCAGTGACTGGTCTACCTGTTTTCTTAACATAGTCAGGCCCATCTAAAACTTTCTCTTTAACTGAACCTTTTTCAACTGGTTTGAAAGTTGCACTATCGTCTCGTTTTTCAGTCCCTACTGGTTCAAATGATCTGGAGTATTCATCCCTTTCATCATCAACAACAGTATTTGCTGGAATACCTTCTTCTTCAATAACAAGATCAGCAGCTCGTTTCATGTCCTCGTCACTAATACCATTAGTTCCTTTCAACATTTCTTTGATCTCTTCAACTTTCTTTTCTTGTGCAATAGTCTTTTTATTCTTTGCACCAGCTGGTCTGCCTCGACCTCTTTTCTTCTCTGTATCTGCCATAACTAAAAATCTCCAATATGGGTTTGCAAGTCCATGAGTCTGTTCTTAATGAAGTAGTTTAATAATCCACTTCTAGGAGAAACTTTCACATTCTCATATTCTTCAAGGACTGCTTCTTTATATTCAGTAGGTATATAGGTCAAATCTATGAGGGTTCTATTCCTCTGGAAATTTCTTTCAACCTCATTATCATGAAAAACTAAAGGGTCTAATAAATTTGCCCTCTTTTTCTTTGATACTGGTCTTTGTCTTATACCTTCCATTATGCAATCATCTTGACTTAAAACATTAGGAATTCCATCCCCTTTGTCCCCACTTATAATGTGGTTTGCAAGATATTCTTTTGCTTCATTAGTATTTAGTGTGATTGTCTTACGAGTTATTGGTGAGTATTGTGAAACATTCTTATACTTTTGTAGTTGTTGAAAGTCCTTATCACCACTAATAATCATAATCTTTTCATCTGTATAGGTTTCACATAAGACACCTATAACATCATCTGCTTCACATCCATATACATTAATAAACTTGTATGGGAAGTTGTCTCTTAACTCGTCTCTGACCTTATTAAGACATTCAAAGATAAGGTTCCAATCCATATCTGAATCATCCCTACCTTTCTTCCTTAAACCTTTATACTGAGGAAAGAAATCCTTTCTCCAGTAATGCATTGAATCAACGCATAGAACTACTTCACCAAATTTTCTATGGTATTGTTTCCTATATTTTGCAATTGATGAAAGACATATGTGTCTTACTAGTTCTTCTGAGATAGGGTCTTTACCGCCCCTCGTTTGTGCCATTAGTGATGCAATCATCACTTGACTTAAATCTATTAATATCATTATATAACTTTTAGTAGTACCATGTTTTGATTAATTCTTCCAGTTGGTATTGATGATTTTGTATTAATTTCATCAATTACTCGACTTAATACTATTTTACCACCATTCTGGATTTTGTCAAGGAAATATTTTGTCTTATTTCCTATCTTCTTAGTGGTTCCTTTAAAATTCTTTAATGTGGTTCCTTTAACAGAAAGACCACCTCTATCCAATGCAATGAATCTAGTGATTTCTTTTGTCTTGGTATTGAATGTCCAGAGTTCCATAGCACCAACAATTTCTTCTGCATAGATTGATGTTAAGTGGTACTCTGTATCCACAATGTTGTACTTTAGATTCTTAATTTGTTCTTGTGCAGAATAAATCTTTTTCCTTCTGGGTTTTCTCTTCGATTTGCCCTCTGCATATTTCTCGATAGAACCTATGATGTTTGATACAAACTCAGAATACTTTTTAAGTTTTGGTTTAGTAAGGAATGAATATCCTTCTTTGAGTTGTGGGTCTGATCCTTCTATTGCTTCTACTAATTCTTCATGAGTAGGTCTAAAAATATCTGCAATCTTTAATGCAACAGGGCCTGAGACATTTTCATTGTTCAGATATTCAAATACATTAAAATCCTTTTCGTTTTTATCTATAAAGTTATCTATAGCAAAATCAATCTCACTACTAAGTTCATCTGCTTTGTTTTGAATTCTCTGTTGAATAGTGACAACAGGTTTTGCATCTTTCTTCTTTTCTTTCTTATCTATTTTCTTTTGAATCTTAACAACTACTTCATCGATATATGATGTGATCTTTTGGTGTGCTGATTTTCCACCAAGAATTGGTTTGGGTTCAAAGTCTGGGTCATGTAGGACTGGTACTTTTCTTGAGTCCATTCTTGCAAGAGAACATGAAGACATTGTGAGGTAATCACTATATGACCTTACCTTCTTTACATACTCAACTTTATATTCATTCTCTTCCATCCAATCTGCTAACCATCCAGCACCATCCGATGGATTGTGCATGTAGTTATACCAATTGAAACAAGTATGGATATTTGCATCAGATGTAGAATCTGGTTCAGGCCCATAATGTAATTCATCAATAGTTTTTTGTTTTCTCTTTCCCATAATTTAATAATTATTTAAGTTTTTGTCATATCAGTATAAAAGATATGATCTTTTATTTTTACCACCTTATAGAAGGTTTTAGACCAATTTGGTTCTACCTTCGTGTTATGATACCATAATGCACCACCTGTATTATCCTCTGGCCTTTCAAACAACACTGAGGTTGCAAGTGCAAGTGCATCGTTCCATGCTCTCTGTTCATTTCCAAATGGCACATCTGACTTTCCATCACAGTACCACGAGAACTGACATGAGTGCAAATCAATCCTACCACTGGGATAATACTTTGTTTGTTTCACTACCCCACAAATGGTATCTGGAAATCTTGGGTCGTCTACTCTATTCAGAGTCACTTGAGCAACTGCAAGTCTTCCATTCTCTGGTTGATTCCTTGACTCCCAATAAATGTTTTGTGCAAGGCAATTCAACTCATTCTTGTCTTGAGCAACCCTCTCTTTGATAATAACTTGTTCAATCAGTTCAATCTTTTCTTGGTTCTCAAGAATTTGTTCTTCTACATTATTCCTATCTACCAGTGAGTATATAACTGCACCTGCTAGGAAAAAATACAATACTAAAGGGTAATATACTTTCATACTTTTCCCTCGTTTTAAAATATATTTAGACATAATTAGTTTTTAAGAGAATAACCATTGTGCAGCAGTCTTAACTAGAAATATTAATCCTACTCCATTTAATATGATTAATGCCCTATCCTTCCATAATAAAGACACCCACAACCACAACAGGACACCTATAATAGATAATCCAAGATCATATGGTGCAAGACCAGCAACTCCTCTAATGGACATTGCACTAAGTACAAAAACTGATGCAATCCATTTGATATACCAATCGAGGGTATACTTTGGAGTTATAGACTCCGATGATTTATCACTCATTTATAATATACCTAACGCAAATAATCCCAACACAATAAACTCATCGATTATCATGATTCCTACTACTATTTTCGTGATTAAACTCATAATCATTTCCTCTTAAATTAAGAAGGGTCGATTCGATTTCTTGATGGGGAAGGAGAGAGAGTTAAACCCATCTTTCAACCAGCACCTCTAGGAATAATCCAATTTTCAACTGCCATGTTGAATCGACCCTAAACTGTTATGCAGCGACTTGTTTCTCCAATTCTTTCCAAGTCATTCTTTTTGCTTTGAATAAATCAAAGGCTTCTTCATCGTCTACCCATTTCTTTTCATTCTCTGTTAGGGCAGAAGGTAAGTTGGTTGTTTCCCAACTTTTAACAAACTCTTGATAACCATCACTAGATGCATTACCTAATTGGTTTAACAATGCAAGTATAGTTGCCTCAGAAATCTCTGGGCATTCGTAGTAAGAATGTTCACCCTTACCATATGCATCTTCTTCATAAATCTCATGAGTGACACCAAATGAAATGACATACTCTTTGCCACCTTTAAACTTCCAGTGATTACCACCATCTAAGTTATAGTTCTCTAAATATTGTGTGTTTACTATAAGTGCTTTTTCCATAATTATCCCCTAATTATATTATTAATTTATTTCCAACATTTATATCCAGTGCAGTCTTTTAGTTCAGACCCACAATGAATACAAAAACCTTGTTCTTTTGCTTCTTGTTCTTCGAGTTCCATTTGATGTGCAGATTGACCCTCTGCCTTTACTTCTTCCTCAGTGAACTCATTTTGATTTACTAGATATTTTTCCATGATTCCATTATACTATTTTATGTACCCCTGTGTCAAATTATACTCAAGGTCATTATCAATGCTAAGAATCCCAAGAATGATAATTGAATAATTCTAAATCCTAAAGGAATCTCTATCGTTGGTTTTATGCCCATTCGTAATTTCATGTACCTATTATACTAAAATATGTACCCATGTGTCAAACAAATAGATTTGACTGTAGGGTACATAAAATTGTATAATGTATACATAGGAGAAATTTATTATGAAATTTAACGATTATATTGCACATGAGATTAAACAAAATCTTACTGAATGCACAAAAGATGCAAAATTAGATCACCACTATTTTGCAACACCACTAAACCCAATTATTAAAAAAGTTGGTAAAGTGAATTATGGTGAGTCCAACTATGCAGTTGGGCCATTGACAAAAACAATTTATGTCGAAGATACCATTGGTAATAGATATAAAGTTTCTGTTGAAGATTTGAAAAAAGTCAAAGGACATGGGTGGATCACTCATGAAGAAGCAAACAAGTTAAATCTTGTTTACAATCGAGAAGAAGGAGTACATGAAGTTGCTTAACTCAATAACAGTTGATGGAATCGAATTTGAAGTCGAAGAGTATTTTGATATACTTGAGACTTTGAGGGAATCTGGAAAGATTAATATGTTTGGAGCTCCAAGATGGTTAGAGAACCAATTTGGATTAACCAAGAATCAAGCACAATTTGTGTTTATGAAATGGACAGAAACATATAAGTAAAAACACTAAATAGTAATAAGGAGTTATTATGATTGGTGTGAATATTGAAGGCCCTCGTGGTGGAAAGATCAGAGAAGAAGATAAAATCTTTCGTTTTATCAATGAATCTATAGATATATTAGGTCTGGAAAAATTAGAATTTGGACTTACTGTTATCGTAACTAATCAATTTGAAGAATCTCACTCAGATGCAGTGGGATTTTGCTATGGTGATACTGACGAGATTGTCGTTGAACTTGCACGAAAAGACTGGAATGGTGACAAAAATAACATATTCCAAATACTCTCTCACGAAATGATCCATGTTCGTCAATGTGCAAAAGGTGAAAGGATGCTAGAGAACCCAGCACGAAAACATGAAGGATTCTTATTCGATCTCGTCATGGAAAGACTTGTGTAGTTTAAAGAAGTATTCTGCATCTAATAGGACTAATGGTTTAGTCCTATTTTTCTTTAAGACTACCAAAGGTTCGTAGTCCCCACAATTTGCTTCTGCTTGATCGTATGCAGACCAGAGATTAACTTTTTCTTGGTTCTTACATTCAATTGAATATGGGAACTTCTCTCGTGCAGCTCTTGCCATGATGACATCCTCACCACCAGCACCCATTGAGGTTGACTTGATATCTTCTGGATGAATCTCTAACTCTTCTATGAGTCTTTCACGAGTCCATTTTTGTAGGTTTCTACCTTTTGCTTTTGCACTCTGGGGTTTCATTCACTCTTCATCTGAAAATTCTTGTACTGTCTTTTCAAACTCTTCCATAAACTGTTCATCACGATCATTATCTTGTTCTAATGTCACTCCACAAAAAGCACAAAATTCTGGTTCATAGTCATCTTCAAGATCATAGACTACTTCACCTTCTGCACCACATTCATGACAATAGAATCCTCTACAGCTCTCATCTTCTTTTAACACTGGTTCCTTCACTTTAACATATCTCCTAGTTGTTTTGATAGTTCTTCATAACCACCTATGTATTCATATGTGGCTTCGATCTTCCTTGTTCGTATTTGTGGAAAAGTTCTTGCATTTGGAAACTTTTCAAATAGTTGTTCCTTTGTAAAGTCTTTATCTAATTCGTAATAAACAAAATCCATTCCTCTCATTTCACAAAGGTGTTTTGCTTTATCACAATAAGGACAGTGTGGTTTACCATAAATTTCTATCATAATTTAAATCCCTTGAAGGTATCATCTTCTATATCTTGTTTAATTCCACCAATTACATATGACTCAATCTCAGTCTCTTGTGGTGCATTTTGTTGACCCTTAGAGGATAACCAATGTGTAGTCCAAGGCAATGGGTTATTCCTACTGGATATATCATATATAGGGTTCAATCCTATCGCACGAAGTCTTTTGTTGGTTGTGTACTCCACATATTGACCTAATAACTCTGTAGATAATCCAATCATACTACCATGCAAGAATAGGTATTCTGCCCATTCCTTTTCTTCCTGTGATGCATCCTTATACATTTGGTATACTTCATCTTCACAATCTTTCATAACCTTCAACATGACTTTATTATTCTCAGTTTTTTGATATGCTTTTATCATGTGTTGAGTTATACCCAAGTGAACTGATTCATCTCTTGCAATCAAACTGATAATCTTTGCTGATCCTTCCATTAGTTTTAATTCACCAAATGCAAAAGTACATGCAAATGACACAAAGAATCTTAAACCTTCCAGTATGTTGATACTTATAAGAGTAAGATAGAGTTTACGATGGAGTTCATAGTCGTCCTGTTTACGATTCTTGTTTAGTTTCCATCTATTTGCATACTCAATAAATTCATCATATCTTTTGGTCACTGATTCTGCTCTTGCAAGAATCTTTTCATCACCTAGAATTGTATCAAATACTTTTGTTGGGTCTGAATATAAATTCTTAATCATATAGGTATATGATCTGGAGTGAATTGTTTCCATAAAATCCCATGCAATAATGCATGCTTCTAATTCTGGAATAGTCACAAATGGTAGTAATGCAATTGCAGGCCCTCTTCCTTGAACTGAGTCCAAAAGAGTTTGATACTTTAGATTACTAGTAAAGATATGTTTGTGTGCTTTACTTAGTTCATTGTAATCATTCCTATCTTTTTGGAGAGAAACTTCCTCTGGTCTCCAGAAGTACCCAAGTTGTCGTTGTGTAAGTTTGTCGAAAATCGGATATTTAAAATCGTCATATCGTTGGGTATTAAGTTCCTCTCCGAAAAAGATTGGATTCTTTAAATAATTTGTTTTTTCTCTATTGAATATGGTCATTCGTATTTCTCAAACCCTTTACCAATTGGGTTACATGTTATTGGATCAGTTAAAGCTGCATTTGCATAGTAGGGATATATTTTTGTCCTACTATTTTGAATAAATGAATTTGCTTTTTCTCTGAGTTTATCATTACCTTGACCAGTCCCATGATAGATTGATGGTCTACCATCATATGCAAGTTGAGGCCAGTCTCTAAAGATTGGCCCATCTTGATGTAGGTAGTGGATAAAAATCTGTCTTGCACTATTCCCTACTAATCTTTCTCTCCAATGAATTACATTTGGCCCTTGATAAAACATTGCATCGCCTGGATAGAGTTTTATAGATTTACATGAATCATCTCTTCTCTCAAAGGGCATTCCCATTGTGGAATCCCAAACCATATCATGGTGTCCACTAAGGTGACAGTAATCATTATCACCCCTTACCCAAATGTTCCATGGCTTATTATCGTCTGTGTTGAATGAAATAGGAAAGGTTGCACTGACTTCACATGATGGTCTATCTGTATGACATAATAATCTGCTGTGTCGTTCATAGGTTCTACCATATGAATAGGTTGGTACTAATCTAAAACCAAAGAGTTCTTCGATCCTCTTCTGGTACATCATAAGAATAGTTTCCCCATACTCTGGAAACGGCATACCCTTACTTACCCAGTTATCTAAAAACTCACCCTTATCATCAAAATTATCAGTGATGATGTTCTTCTCTCTGAAATATTTCTTTCTATGTTCCATAAACTTGAACATATGATGTGTCCATTCTATGTGATCTTTATCAAAGAAATCTCTTGCAACATAATATCTATTTTTACAATATTGATACCCAGCTTCAGTTATCTCTGGGACATCTGGATTATCAATATTGTCTTGTGGATCAAATAAAACTTTCTTAGGGTCTTTTTCGTTATTAATCCATTCTTGAATTTCTTCTTCTCTTACAACTTGATTAGCTTTCTTTATTATTCTTTCTTCTGGTGTTATTCTTCTTATTTCTAAATTATACACGACTCACATTCCTCATCATCTAAATCTTCCCCTTGAGGAAGTGGTTCATCTGGAACCTCAACGATATCTTCTGTCTTACTATCATATGTGTTCTGATAATAAGAGGTCTTCCATCCATATTTATAGGTATTTAACATGTCTGTTGCCATGACTGAAATAGGTACTTCATTATTCTCAAAGTGTTCTGGATTATATGACCAATTTCCACTAATAGATTGATCAAAGAATTTCTGCATTACTGCAACCACCTTGATGTATCCATCATTGTTTGGCATGTCCCACAATAATGTATAAAAGTTTTGTAACATTGTATACGAGGGAACTATTTGTTTTAACGGGCCCTTCTTACTCTTCTTAATTGATAGAAAGTCTCTAGGTGGTTCTATCCCATTAGTCTCGTTAGAAACGACACTAGAGGACTCTGAGGGCATCTGAGCAGTTAGAGTTGAGTGTCTTAGACCATGTACCTTAATACATGTTCTTAATTTTTCCCAATCTAATTTAAGATCATTAGGAGTAATATCATCCACTTCCTTTTTATAATGATCTATGGGTAATAGTCCCTGTGCATACTTGGTTCTATGATAATAATCACATGCACCTTTCTCTAGTGCAAGTTGATTTGATGCAACTAGTAAGTGGTATTGAAATGATTCAGTTAATTCATGAACCAATCTATGTGCTTCTGAGTCGTCATACTTAACCTTGTTCTTTGCAAGGAAATGTGCAAGACCAATGTATCCTATTCCTAAACTTCTTCTTGCAAGTGTTGATTTCTCTGCAGCTGGTACTGGGTAATTTTGATAATCAATTAGTTCTTCTAATCCCCTAACTGCAATATCACATAAGTCTGGTAGGTCTGATACTTTTAAAGTACCAACATTGATTGCAGATAGAATACAAAGTGCAATCTCACCTTCACCATCGTCTGGATGATCAATAGGAACAGTTGGTAATGTAATCTCTTGACATAGATTACTCATGGTAATCTTGTCTGTAAATGAACTATGTGAATTTGTATGATCTATATTCATGATATAGATTCTACCTGTCTCTGCTCTTTCCTTTAACATATCCATGAATAAGGTTCTTGCAGATATCTTTGTTTTGGGAATAGAGTATGCTCTTTCATACTTCTCATAGAGTTCATCAAACTCTGGAGTTCCAAATGCATCGAACAGGCCTGGGACATTATGTGGTGAGAATAAACTTATCTCTTCATCATTTAAGAATCTTTTATAGAACAGTTCACTAATCTGGATAGAGTAATCTAATTTCCTTACTCTATTATCTTCCGTTCCTTTGTTATTCTTGAGAACAATAATGTCTTCAATTTCTTGATGCCAGATTGGGAAATGGACTGTAGCACTCCCACCGCGTACTCCATTCTGAGTGCAACAGCGGACTGTGCTCTCGAATTTCTTGAGAAAAGGGATAACACCAGTGTGTTGGACTTCTCCACCACGAATCTTAGAGTTGATACCACGAATTCTACCAGCATTAATACCAATTCCAGCCCGTTGAGCAACATAACGACCAATAGCCATGTCACTAGAAAAAATACTTGATAAACTGTCATCACTATCCACGAGAACACAGCTTGCAAACTGTCTAATGGGTGTGCGTACACCTGCCATGATAGGCGTTGGAATGTTGATTTTAAATTGCGAAATTGCATCATAATACCTCTTTACATATTGTAATCTTGTTTCATTTGGGTAGTTCCTAAACAATACTGCACTGATTAACATGTACATGTATTGTGGACTCTCAAATAGTTTTCCAGTAGATCGATCTTGAACAAGATACTTATCTACCACTTGTCTTAAACCAGCATAAGAGAATAGAAAATCTCTTTTGTGATTCATATAACTGTTAAGAGTATCCCACTCCTTTTCGTTATAATATTCTATCAACTTTTTATCATAGACATCAATCTCAATATTTCTTGTAACAATATCTTTGATGTGTGGATAGATTTTACTATCTTTCCATTTGGTATTGAATACATCTTTACGAATCGAAAATAATAGCAACCTAGATGCAACATACTGATAGTTTGGTGTATCCAAACAGATTAAGTCTGATGCAGATTTGATTAATGTTTGTTGAATTTCGTCTGTTGTGATTCCATCATAAAATGATAATGAAGAATTCATTTCCACTTGAGATGCACTAACTCCATTTATTCCTTGAGTTGCAGCCTCTACCATCTTGTGGATTTTCTCTATCTTTAGTGCTTCTTTTTCCCCATTCCTTTTAACAATACTTATTCCATTTTGACTCACTATACCTTACTCCAATTTTTGACTGCATGAATTAGTGATAATCCTTGCAAGGTGTTCTTATTAATAATATCAACTGGGTTCTTACCCATCAATACCATATCGTTAATATCTTTCTCTTCGATAGTTGTAGGCCAAACACAAACTTTGAACCCCAAGTCTCCTATCTGCAACATCTTCTTAATGATCTCTTTATTACGAGGTTCATTATCAAATACAACAGTAGTATTTGTTAAGGGTATTTCGTTTGTTATTTTGGAAAAATCAGAACCAGCAACAGCAATACAATTGGGTATGAACAGTGAATCAATTGGGCCTTCGACCACAAATAATGGTTTATTGAAGTCAACTTTATTAAGGTTGTAAATGAATGGTTTTTCATCGTCAAATCGTAAGGTTAAATATCTAAGTTCCGAGTTGTTTAATGCACGACCAGTGACCCCTACTAAATTACCTTGACGATCTTTGAAGGGTAGTACAAGTCTTGGGTCATTTCCTAAAACTCTCCTACTATACTTATAATCCAAAGAACTTAGACTCTGTGCTTGTTCCACAAAATACATATCATCCCATGTTTCCTCTGGGATACTCCTTCTCATAAGGTATGTTAATGCAAGATCAGAGTCCTTTGCTTTGGTAAATCCAGATAATGGGTTGGGTTTAAACTTTGGTTTAAAGTCTATTTCAACCTTTTCTTTCTTAGATTTCTCTTTTCTCCCAAACTTCTCCATGACCCACTGTTTATATAACATGGAATCTTGATCTTTTAAGAATTTACCTACCCCTGTACTGTGACCGCAGTTGTGGCATTTAAAGACATAGGAATCCTTATACACGAAATGATAACCTCGTGCTTTAAGTTTATCTTTAGAAGAATCCCCACAATAAGGGCATGAATGGTTTAAGAGTTTATCACTCTTCCACTTGGAATTCTTAAACCTACTGCTAATAAGCTTAAGATACTTTTTATCAATCCACAACGACATATATCTAGTATACTACGAATCGTGGATTTGTCAAGTAAAATATTCTACACTCTCACCTGTAGAAAACTAAGACATTGGTTTTTGGGTCTATTTTTTGGTTATTTCTGCACCAACAGCAGGTTCTTTATTGATAGTAACAGTTCGATAGTAAACTACCACTTCCTGTACTTCTCTGATGTATCTTCGTAGTTCTTGCATGTTCTTAGACATGAGTTCATAATCAGATATTGTCATTGCAACAAAAACTACATCACCAGAGTTCATTTTCTTCATTTCATCAAGAAATAAATCTAATTTTGTATAATCATCGGGCCAATCTGGATTTTCTTTACCGAGTTTACATACCCTTACAGGTTTACCATTTTCTTTCAATAAACCTTCTGGATGATCCATTTTAGGTCTTTTAAACTTCTCTTTACCATCATCATCAAACTGTTTAGGTTCATATGCCTCTTTGACACATGGATTGTCTGCTTTTGCTTCTGATACCACAAACCATTTTGGTTCAGACAAGTCAATATGTCTAGGCATAGTGGGTTGTATAATGTCAATCTCTATTGGTTTAGAGATTACTTCAACCTGTTTAGGTTGAAACATTGAACAACCACTAATTGTTAGGGTTAATATCAGTGGTAATATCGTCCAACGAGTCCAATTCTTTGGAGTCATTTTCGATTGTGTCAAATACTTTCTTTGTTGCATCGTTTACTCTTGTTTCAATTAGTCCAGGCTTTGCAACTGCAAGCTGGTTTAAATTATGTCTACGAAAGATATCTAAATATCTATTCATCTCACCTTCAATCTCTGCATTCCTAGATGCCATTTGATTCAAGGCTGCACCTTGAGTTTCATACGACTCTTTGATTGTTTCGATTGTTTTCTTTTGTTCTTCCACTGCAAAGTTTAATGCAGTGTTCTCATTCTTGAGGGATATGTTCTGATTATATAAGAAAAATCCACCTAGTCCTAAGACTAAAATTATCCCCATTAAAATTTGTTGCATTCTATAATTCCTCTGTCATATAGTCCATAGGAGTTGCAGTTTTAAGTTCGACCTTATTACCTTCAAATGTTTTGAATTTAATAAACTTTGGCCCTAACATATAAATCTTTCTGACTTCCCATGTTCTAGTGAGGGTATCAATAATCTCACCCTCTTGATTGTATTTATTGTAACTTACAGTTAGTTGTTTATGAACTTCAAACCAACTAACCAACCACAACCAAATCTTGTGGAAAAAATTCTTTATCTTTCTGAAAAACTCTTTCATCGTGTCTTATAAAATAACTTACCTTTTGCCTGTTTCTTATCTGAAACCTTACCACCAACTAGAGATGCAACTTGATTGATGAATGCAAGTCCTCTTTCTTGGTTACTTTGGTATTCTTTACCCATTTTATTTTTAACCTGTTTAGCAATTGCAGAAAAGATTGCACCTATATCTGCAACTAACTTACCTTCATCTAGTTCCTCTAATTTAAATTTCTTACGAAGTTTATCTATCTCTGCTTGATTCTTTTTGAAGGCTGGTGTCCCAGACATTAAATCCATACCTTTACTATAAAGTTTCAATAATTGAACTTTCTGTGCTGAAGATAATGAATCATAAGAATCTTCTCTTAATCGTGGTTCTCTTCTATTCCAACTTCTATCAACTGCCTTTAAATTCTTAGGGTCGTTGTTCTCTGGGTTGTTATCTTTGTGATGGACATCTTTACCATCAAAAGGTTTTACTTTACCTTCTTTTTCTAATGCTCTTCTTGCTCTCTTTCGTGCAGCGTTTCTTTTCTTTTGTTCTGGTGTACCAAGATAGATTTCTCTTTCTCTCTGATAATCTCTTTCTATTATATTTTCATCACCACTAACTAATACACTAACTTGGGTTATCATTTGTTGGATTGCAACTGGTGGTAATGTTAAAATTGCTTGTATTTGTTTATTAGTAACCCCTTTAATCTTTTGTAGAGTATTTCTTAACTTTGACTTGTCAATTGCTTCTAGGATAATCTGTTCTGAGTATGGAGTACCATTTTTGAATCTTTTAACTATATCTGGTGTTCCAACCTCATTATGACCTTGACCTAATGACCAATCCTTGTCCCTATCTTTTTTTTTCTTCTTCTTTTTGACTATAGGTTTATCAGTAGATACTGCAACTCCTGTTGCATTAACTGGTGCATCCTCGTCTAACCATTCTTTAAACCACCCAGAATCCTTTCTATCATAATCTTTAGGCGTAGAATGAGTAGATGCACGATTATATGCATTCATAAACTTTGCTACTGGGTTACTTTTTCCCTTCACTTTACATCCTGTCCTGTTATTAGTTGAATCTGGTCTTGTGACTTATTATATACTTTGTATATATTAACACCCATTACTCTATCTGTCAACCCTAAAACCGACACTATATCACCTCTTAACCCTATATTGTCATCATCATTGTAAATAGAAGTCCTTAGCGTGTAAGTATGACCTTCTGAGAGGGTATTATTCGTCTCTTTATAGTCTTCTAATAGATGGGTATGTTGTCCAGTTAATTTGAGGTGTTTATAGAAAGATTCCTCTAAATAAGGAGTATCTACCCCATAACCTTCTTTGATTAGTGCAAGTGCAGCTGCATAACTGGCAAGTCTAGTTTTACCGAATGGTAATAGTTCTAAAATTCTTTTGAGGTTGAAGATTAACCTATGAAGATAGGTATAATTGTTTTTGTCTTTGGGTTTCTTTACCGATTTGATTCTTTTACCTTTTTCATCGATAAGACCTTCTGCATATGCAGCTTGATCAACCCATTTAGTAGTAAGTAGTTTTAAGACACGAAATACTATTACAGTGTCCATTACACCAGTTGCACCCTCTTGTATACTTACACCTTGTCTCATAGTTCTCTTAATACCTTTGCTACTTCCATGTCAACTGTGATCTCTGGTCTCCAATCTTCCTGTACAAGTTGCATATAAATCAACATTGTTTTCAAGACCGGCCAGTATTCTCCCTCTATCTTGAAGTCCAACATTTTAATACAGTTCTCTGCACCAAAAATGTTAAGTAAGACAATAAGATGGTTAAGAATTAACCTCTCTCTGAGTTCATCGTTATTATAGTACCTTCTCAGTAATCGTTTTAGATAACGAAATCTTCGTAGGTCTTCCATGAACTCGTCCATAGAAGTACACTGAGGGTTATCATAACATTGCATAGCAAACATGGTGAAGTTTTCATCAGTCAGCTTTTCAAATAATTTCATAATTTATATCCTAGTTTATACTAGTATATAGGTCTGAAAGTTATGATTTATTGGATTTGTGCTACTACTTTAAAAAGATTGTTAGGGAGTTTTTCCCATTCTACATGTAGTTTAAGTTCACTCTGACCATCTTTACTGATAAAATCATCGTCAATGTCTTCATCTTCGATTCCTTTACCAAACCTACCACCATATTGGGTCATAGGTAGATCAGATGATCCTGTGTCTGCTACATCTTCATCTAGTTCTGTATCAAACTCAAGACCAACTTGTTCTACTCGTCTTCCAATCTGTCCTAAAGCACCAGCGACAGTCATGTGTTCCCTGTCTGCAACACTACCAATAAATGCATTTAATCTTTGTAAGACTTCTGAGTCATTAGCAAAGTTATGCAGATCATCAGTTGCAACTCTATTTTGGTCTTGTTGACCATAACTTACTGCATTATCAGCAGCTTCTTGTATGTGCTTTTTAAACGATTTCATAATTTATTCCTATTAGGCAGCAACTGTAATTGTACCAGCTGCAGTTCCGATTCCTACTACACTAGTAATTGTTGCGTTTCCACCTTCTGATTTATCAACAATTGTTGAACCACCAGCGTGTGCTAATGGGTTTGCACCAAAACTTAATACATCAGATGCATTAGTGGCTGCATTTGCAGCACCGATTGCAAGACTAAATGTAAGTTTGTTGGTTGAAGAACCACTTGCATATACTAATACATGTGGGCCTCTACCAGAACCTGAGCCTTGGTTTCCGTTAGTTACTGATAAAGTAGGTGAACCTGTTACTGTAACTTTCTCATTGAAAAGAACAGTTGCAGATAAAGTACCACCATCTGATTTATCAAATGCAGTAGTTACCCAATCAATACTTGTTATATCAGCTTGACCAATAGAAGTTGCAAGAGCTCCAATAGCTGCAATAACTTCCTCTTGATGATTATCTGATTTCTTATATACCCAACCTCTTGCAGTTGCATATGTTAACGCTTTATCAGCTGCCGTCAACCATTTAGGTTTTGCTTCATTAGCGTCTGAATTTCCCCATAAAGACATAATTTTTTCCTCTCTTTAAATGATTACCATTGACTGATAACATGGTTAATTAAATGTTTGTCTAATTGTATTTATATGTTTTCTTTTTTCCACTTTAGAAATTCTGGACTTATTTCATGTCCAGCAACTAAACCTTCAATATGATAAATGAAATGTTGTGCATCAGTTGGTTTTCCATCCCTTATTCCATCTGATTCCTTCCAAGATTCTGGAATCTCTGCGAAAGATTGAGTTGAATTAAATTGTGGAAATGTTGTAGGCCATGGAACTGTTTCATTATATGTAGATACAGGTATCCCATCATATGAATATGTAGTTATCCCATCTGCATCTGATACTGTTGCCTTGACTGAGGATACTACACCTTCAACCCCACCAGTACCATCTTCTTTCTTTGGTTCTGGCATGGTATCTATAGTGTGTGTCCAGACTTCTCCTGTCATGGGTTCTACATTTACTGTGACATCATCCATATCCCATGCTTCCCAAGTCACATTAACACTAACAATCTCGTCTGGATTTTTACTTACATCCCAATTGTAATCGTCTTCTGTTGTTGGTATTCTTCTAAAATGCATAATTATCTCCTAACAACAAGCTCCTGGCCCTGTTAAGTAGTTTCCAGCTTCCATGTGAACTGATGTAGTTTGTTGAGTAGATGTGACTGGTATAATATATGTTCCACTTACATTTTCTAAGTATATTCGAGAAGCAGCATAAAATGACCTCTCTTGTATGACTGGATTTCCACTAAAACCACAAATAGCTTGTGCTTGTCCTGCTGTTGCAACGCCTGGGACATATGACCAATTATTTAATTGAGTCGAACTGTTTGGGATTATATCATTATCAGAACCACCAGCATGTGTCCATGTATTAGATGTCCAAGTTCCACTACTCCAACTTCCACCCAGTCCACCAGAAGAAGTACCATTATAGAAAGTATTACTCATCCATCCGTTACCAGATGTAGAGTATACTATTTTGACTCTGAGTGTATCCCCAACACCTATGTGTGCGTAACTGGTACTTGCCCAATAGGAGTGAATATTAGACCACCCAGCTGTAAATCCAGAGGTGTATTGTCCACCAGAAGTAGTTTGATATTGTCTAATTGAATATGCAGATGAAGAATTGAACCATTTAAAGGAAAACCAAGTATTCAAACTTGCATTACAGTGTATTATGTTGCAACTTGAACCTTCTGTGATTGCAGAATAAGATTTATCGTCAGTTTCGGATTCAGCATGACCTTGATCACCTGTTTTGTAGGATGCAGACTGGGTACTATCTGACCAACCTGCTGTTCCACTACCTGTTATTGTAGTATTGTATGTTGTATTTGCTGAACTACCTGTCGTTATATAGAAGTTTCTAGTACCAGAAGTTGTAGTTGTTTGTGAACTTGCACCATCTACATCACCACTACCACTTGCAGTATAGATCGCAGTCACACCACTATCTACTCCACCCAGTGTATGTGAACCGATATTAGTTCTTGTACTTAATGCTTGTCCGTAAGCACTTACATCACCACCAACAGTTGTGTCTGTCTGTGAAGTGTCTAATGCTCTAGTTGTGACTGTATATCCAAAAGTATCTCCATGACTTCCAACTGTAACTGTTCCAGTTAATCCAGTTGAATATGAACCAGAAGAGGTCATGTTAATATAGATAACATCACCATTACTAACTGAACTAGTACCAGTTGTCCAACTACCAGAATTAATTTTGTATTGACCAGTACCAGAGAAAGATGTCGAAACACTTGTTCCACTATCTAGTCCACTGATTGTGCATCCAGAAGAGGTATTAGAAGTTGATGGATTAACTCCTGAGCTACTAGTTGATGTTGGAGAACAAACTGGGTCTGTATCTTCTGCACGAGTTGTTGATGCAAGAGATACTTGAGCACTTGTTCCATTTCCACTTAAAGTGACTGTATAACTAACACCAGAAGAATAAGAACCAGATGAAGTAATTGTTGCTGTAGTTGTCGTTGCAGTTGTTGAACTGAATGATACTCCACTACCACTCCAAGAAACCCCAGTGTTCGATGGAGTATTACCATCACCATCTGCTGTAGAATATCCTTGTGTATTAACACTGAGTGTAAAGGCACAACTTGAACTTAATTCTTGACCAGTAAAATTATCAGTTTGTTTATTAATTGTTATATAAGGATTAGAATTGTATGCAGTAGAATTTGCACCAGTACCACCATCTACCGATGATATATTTGCAACTGAGATTGCACCAGATTTTGGTACACCAGAATTATTTGAAGTATTGGGCATATAGGAACCCGCCCTATAATACTCATTCAATCCAATTGGATTACTACCACCCAAATCAGATTGAATTTCTGAGAAACTACCTGTTGTGACTGTTCCCATTACTTACTTGTACTCCTCTTGATCAATGCAAGAGTGTCCGTAAATCCTTTTTTGTTCTTTGATAACATATCTGATATTTTCTTTTTCATTGCGGGTTTCTTAATACCAACTCTTGGGTCAAAAAATACTTTAACTAAGAATTTTGCATCTGCCTGTGTTATCCACACGATAGACCCATCATCTAATTTAAGTTTAGATTTACCTCTGAGATCCGCAGCACCTTTTATTTGGACTAGGATGTTTTGGTCTGGGTCGTTTGCACGAGGGCCCATTTTCTTTTCTCTTTCTCGTGCATTGAAATAGGATTCTATTTCTTGTTTGATGTCATCAGAAGCTTTCCAACTTGTAAACTTTCCAGAATCAATTGCATCTGCAAATTTCTTTGCTGGGCCACTGGAACCCTTTGCATAATCTTCTATTCTATTTATTGCATCTTGAACAGATTTTGCCTTATTTACAAAGTCTTTTATTTTGTTATTGGCTGCATTTGTTTTTGCACCAAAATCGTGGTATGACCTTACTTCTGATATGATGGGATGATATCGTCTCATCTGATACTCCCTTTAGAATGCAGAATTGATATCTGAATAGTTTCTATATTTTGATTTTGCAACTTTTAAAAGATTATTTAAAATGTCGTTTCTAAATTTTGATAAGTCCCCATGCATATGACCTTGAACCTTATGTATTGCTATGATAGATTTTAAAACATCCATACTCTTCTTATCTTTTAGTATTTTTGCAAGATGTAGTATTGATCCTGTATGATCATTTCTATCTGTCATATCTGAAATCTTTTTAATATCTGCATCTGACATTGTTTGTGCTTCAACTATTTCTTCGATATCTTCTTTAATGTTTTTAATTTCTTCGTGGTAAATACCTTTCCTAGTCTTAGGATCAAATCCCATGTAGAATCCTTTAAGAGATGATAGTTTAACACCAATCTTATCTAACAATCCTACCATACCTTGAATTTTTTCCCAAGATGCTGGAGAGAACTTACCTTTTGATCTGATTTGACCAAAGAGTCTATCCAATTGTGTTTCTGGGTCTGCACTTTTAGTTAATGGGAATCCAGTAATTGTACTTAATTGTTTTGTGAATGCAGCGAGTTTAATCTTATCTTTAGGGGATAATGCTTCTCTTATTGCAATCTCAAATCCTTTATAACCTTCTCCAAAGTTTGCATAGTTAAGTGCCTTAACAACATCTTTATTCTTTGAAAGACCTTTTTTAAGTTTTTCAATCTCTTTCATTGCATAGGTCATTGCACCACCATGATCAAGTGCAATTTCAACTGCTTTCTTTACAGTCTTATCTCTAATTTTATTCTTTCTGAAATATGTAGATATCTCTTGTCCTGTTAATTTAGAACCAGCCATATTTGGTTTTTCTGAAATCGTTTCTGTTTCCTCTGCATACATATCTTTTAACTGAGCAGAGTTTAATAATTGAGTTGTCTTAAATGCTGGTGATAAATCTACATCTTTATAATTTTTAGATTTCTGATTAGCAACAACAGTTAATCTAATTGCTCTTTCATCTTTGGGATCATCTTCCCAAGTAA